GAATCCATCGCCTGAGACCGCGCCGGAGCTGGCGCGGTCGGCAGGTTCTTCGTCTCACTCATCGAAATACCACGGCTTGAAATCGTCGTCCGTCACCTTCCGCAGCATGTCGAAGGGATACCAGCGAGCGTAAGGGCCATACAGCTCCAGCGCCTTCTGATACGCCACGGTGGCGGTTCGGATTTTTCGGTCGGCCCGCGCCGTCATCGCCGAGCGCGTCATGTAAAATTCTTCGGTTTCGTCGCTCGCCTGTTCGGCCATGCCAGGGGCGGGGCGGTAAAACTCCAGCTCGCGAGCGGCGACGTTCGGGACGCCGCCCATTTCGTGGAACAGGATGACCGGGCGCCACACGTCAATCACGGTGCGGCAAACCAGGGCGACAAACGACTCCTCGGCGTCGTTGCTGGCGTCCGTGACGAAATCGCCGAGTTTCTTTTCGTGAAACCAGCCGAGCCCGCGCTGGTAGTGGCGCGCCTGGACGACGTATTCGCTATACGCCAGGCGCTCGGTCAGCATCCGCTCCAATTCCTTCTCCTGCGGATTGGTGAAGGACTTGAGGTCGATCAGCAAGCCGGACTTGAGCTTGTCGATTCTCGCCTTCATCGGGACGCCGGACTCCTCGTCCGTCCAGAACAGCGAAACCTCCGCGAAGCCGCCGGCGACCAGCTCGACCAGCTCCGGGTTGTCGGTCAGCGAGTCCGCGTCTCGCATGACTTCATCCCATGTCGCCGAGTCGATGGCGATCCGGCCGCCGAGACGTTCCTGGAACGCCGCCTCTTCGATGACCCATGCGCGCGGTCCGCCGAGACTGGCCAGGCGCTCGGCGCGGTCCAGGGCATTCTCCCCTTTCGCCCTCTTGGTCTGACCCATTTCGCCGAGCGCGTCGCAAACCTCGTTATCGTTCTTCGGTCCGTCGTGCTCCTCCTTCATCGGGGCTTGCGCGAAACGCTTTGCGACCAGCTCGGGCTCCAGGATGGCGGTATGGAACAGCTTGCCGCGATTGGTCGCGCCGGTCCGCTTGTCGCGGGAGTCGGTGTTGAAATGGGATTTCGACCAATAGGTGGCGGGGCTGATGTTCAGCCGGCGAATGTCGCCGGAGCCGAGGCGCTTCGCGGCGAAATACTCCTCGTCATCCATGTGGAAATAGATTCCGTCCGGAAAGTCGCGCGGGCGCACAACCTCCTCGCCTTCGGTCTCGATTACTTCGTCAGTCATAGCTCTGCCTTTCTTGGCGATTTGTGGAGTTCGATGAAGTAGGCGCGAATGCGGGCCAGCTCCTCCTCGCTGGCTCCTCCGGCTCGGGCTACGTGCAGCTCGTCGCGCAGTTCGAATTTGTCGATAAGGTGGGCCGATCCGGCCGCGCTGTTGCAGTCGGCGCAGGCGGCCGTGCAGTTCTCGAATGCGAACGATCCCCATGTGTTCAGGGCGAGAAGGTGTTCCAGCGTCGCCTGGTTCTCCTCGGTGAATTCACAACCGCAGTAGAAACAGCGGTCGCCGATTTTCTTGGCGGCCGCCTTGCGAAGCGCCTTGCGCGCTGCGAACGGACCCACGTCATGATAGACCGGGGTAAGGTCCATCGGCTTTCGGTCCAGTGGATTGACTCCACGCCAGGCGTTCCACAGCGCGAGCGTGGTGTTGTTGACGAACCAGGCGTGACTTCCCTCCGGGTTCGTCATGGCTCCGGCGGCGACGATGGAGTGAAGCCGCGAAGCGGCGCAGAATCGCGCCAACTCCGCGTCGTGGATCGGCTCAAGGACGATTCCGCCGCGGGAATCCACCCACCGCAGAAACGCCTTGATCGCTCCATACTTCACAAAGCCCGCCATTTTCATGGGCTTTGTCACTTGCACAGCGAAAGCTCCGCCCGGATCGAGCCGGCGATTTCCACCAGCTTGTCGCGCTCGCGGTCTGTGTGGGCGTGGGGGATGGCTCCCTCGATCATACGCAAGAGGGCGCGGCCGCGGTTCGCCGCGCAATCAATGTCGTCCGCGTCCATGTGTTCGCCGAGACTTCGGAAATGGTCGCCGCCCGGAAGTCCGCTTACTTCCATTTCCGCGTAGCCGAGCTGCATCACGATACGCTCGGCGTTGCCTAGGCCATAGAAATCGAATTCGAAGGGGGCGCCCGCCTGAGCCACAAGCCGCGTCATGCGGCCGTTCAAGGGCGAAAACGTCGTGCAGCGGAGTTTGACGTTGGGCGCGCTGTGAATGCTCAAGCTAATCATTGGATCGTTCCTTGTTTCAAGGCGGCAGGAGCGCCGCGGAAGGCCGGGCGATGGGCGCCCGGCTAACCGCGTCACTCCTCGAATATCTGCTGAAACTTCGCGAGAGAGTGCTTGGAGCTTTCCCGCAGCGTTCCCTTGTGGTCGCGGAATTTGCGGGTGATCCGGCCGAGCTGTTCCGGCCGCGGCTTGCCGCGGTCCGTCCTGTCGTCAGGCTCGCCGCGAGCGTAGACCATGCCGGCCGCGGTGACGCGCTCGACGGTGAACGAATAGCGCAACCGATCGCTCGTCACGGCCAGGAAGATTTGCGCGCGGAACGTGTCGCCACGATTCCACCTAGACATGATCGCCCCACTTCACCGAGCAGCGCCTGGAGCTGAACGGTCGCTCCACCAGGCGCTTGTCGAAGGCGGCGAGAATGGTCAGCGTCCGCCGACACAACCAAAGACCGCGCATCCTGTCGCGCGTGACGAAAAGAATCTTGTCGCGATGGGTTTCAATCGGCTCCATCCAGGCGTTGAAGTGCCAGACTGCCGCGGGCTCCTGCGCGCCCACCGTGGCGAAGCGAAGGTGATCTGGGCGATACCCGCCCACCAGCATGACTTCGCCAGCGTCGATCCACCCTGGCTCCAGGTTGCGCTCGTTCCTGAAGCGAATGCGAAACGCCGCTGGCTTTCTGGAAACCTTACGGCCTTCGACCTTCGAAAAAGCCTCTGCGATCACGGCGAGCTGCGCCGGTTCTCGCTTCAGGCGGACAAAGGTTCCCGCCCGCAAGTCGGTGATCTTCATGGCAAGTTTCCCTCTTTGCCGTTCGTCTCAAATCGGTTAGTCGTCGGAATGTAGCAGCAACAATATGGGGCGCAAGAAAATAATGCACCTGGAGCGGCAGGACGGCGAGACGATTCACGAATTCAACAACCGGATCGGCGAGGACAACAGGCGGCGCGTCGAGCAATGGGCTCGGGCTCATCCTTTCGGGCGCATCGCGGAATGCGCGGCGGCGCTCGGTCTGAACCGGGCGACTGTCGGTCGACACGTCGCGGCGATCCGCGAGGAGTGGCGGCGCGGGGCTCGGTGAGGTGCGAGAGTTCGGCATAATCTCCAGCTCCATCTGGCGCTCGAAACGGTTTCGAGCCCTGACGGACACGGCGGCCAGGTTCACTTATCTCTATCTCCACACGAGTCCGCACGGTAACAGCGCCGGCGCTTTCGTGATGCCGCCGGAGCTGGCGGCGCTGGACCTGGTTCGCGACGCTGACGAAATCCGCGGGAGCTTCCACCAGCTCCGCGACGTGGGATTGATCCGCTACGACGAAAGCGAGGAGCTGTTGCAGATTGTCGGATTCTTCAGGTGGAACAGCGTGAAGAGTCGCAAATACCTGGCGGGACCGCTTCGCATCATTCGCGGCGTTCTGCCGGACAGCTTCGCGAGAGACGCCGCCGCGCTGGAGCTGGTGGTGGATATCCACAAGAGGGCGCGCGGTTGGGACAAGGACGTGGAGGCGCGCGCCGTCTTCATGCAGGAAGCCGCGGACCTGGTGCGAGACTTCGACCTGACCAGGCTTTTCGCGGACCCGTCGTTCGGTCTCTCGGATACATTACGGATAAGGTTATCGGATGACTTATCCATAACCCTACCGGAATACGAACACGACCACGACCACTACCAAAACACGACCACGACCAACACCACGACCACGACCACTACCACGACCAAGGGAAAATCGGCCGGCGATGCGCCCGGCGAACCTCCCTCCCTTCCCGCGAAACGCGGTCGGGAGGTTCCTGCGGACGTGGCGAAGAACATCGCCAACATGAAGCGGATCACGAAAGGACCGAAGGATGGCTAAGACCGACCCGAAAATCATCGCCAGGGCCGAGGAGCTGATGGCTCACGACCAGATCGGACTCGCCGAGGCCCTGGCGCTCGCCGAGGAGGAGGCCGGCCGCGAGGAGCTGGAGCCCACCGAGGATTTCACCGTCACCATTCGGATCAAGGCGCGCCACGGAAAGCTCGTTCGCGAGTTCTTCAAGCCGACCGAAACGCACTCGATGGAGGAGCGCCTGGCGGCCTACATTGCAACGTGGCTCGGCCGCTTTCTCGTCAAGGCCAAGGTGGAATCTCGCTCGCCGATGCAAATCGCCGAGGGCGGCGCTACAGTGACGCGCGACGAATTCAGGAGGCAAACGGCGGGATAATGGCGGAACGCGGGCGGCTCGCTTTCTCCTCAGCCGAGGAGCTACAGGCGGCGGTGGATCAGTATTTTGATTCCTGCCTCGTCATTGGCGAGGTCGATGAGGAGTCCGGCGACCTGCCCGCGTTCAAAATCCTGCGGCCGCCTACCCTGGTCGGGCTATCCGCGGCGCTCGGCATCAATCGCCGGACGCTGTTGCGTTACGGGGACAAGGGGGAGTTGTCGCACGTCGTCTCGCGCGCGCGTGAGCGCGTCGAGGAGTTCGCTGAAATGATGCTCTACTCGAAAGAGGGCCATCGCGGCGCTGCGTTCACTCTCGCGGTCAATTTCGGTTGGGGCAGGGAGGACGACGACGGGCCGGATGACCTGAACGGCGAGTCTCCTCGCGTCCAGCGCATCTTGCCGCCACGCGAGCTACCCGCGCCAGTCATGTTCGAGGAGGGCGATTAACGCCTCTCTCCGGCTTTCATAGTTACTACAACCAGCAAGAGGGATCACACGATGACCAGAACGCTTTTCTTTGACACCGAGACCACGGGCTTTCCGGCGCGCTCCAAGCCGCTGGACAGCCCGGCACAGCCGCGCCTGGTGCAGCTCGCCTACATGCTGCACAGCACTGACCACGGCTGGCTGTCGATGGCGTCGCTTATCGTCTCGGCCGGAGTTCCGGTTCCGAAACAGGCGAGCGACGTTCACGGCCTGACGCTCGCCACGACGGACGCTTACGGCGTTCGCGAGACCGGCGCTGTTGCGCTGTTCAGTCACGCGCTCGCCAGGTGCGACGTGCTGGTGGCGCACAACCTGGCTTTCGATCTTCATATCATGCGCTCGGCGTTCGCCAGGAGCGAGGAGGACGACAAGCTACTGGATCGGCCGATGCACTTCTGCACGATGGAGAAGGCCAAGCCGGTGGCGAAGATTCCGCCGACCAAGAAAATGGTGGCGTCGGGCCGGACGGGCTTCAAGTCGCCGAACCTGGCGGAGTGCGTTCGGCATTTCTTCAATGAGGAGCTGGAAGGCGCACACGATGCGTTCAACGACGTGCGCGCCTGTTCTCGCGTCTACTTCGCCTTGACCGAGCGCCTGTGATGAAGGGGCGATGCGTTGGCGGTCCGAAGAACGGCGACGATCTGACCAGCGCATCGCCGATATGGACATACGAGGCGGAGGCGGAGTTGTTCGAGGATGACGCCGCGCCGTCCATGTTCGACGCCGCGAGAGAACGCGAGACGCGATCCGGAGCCTACGAGTGGTTTCAGAAACGCGACGGCTCGGGGTTCTGGCACTGGCTCGGCTGGAACGAGACTGAATGACCGCGTGACATTTCCTCGCCTTCGCCGGTATTCTCAGCCGCGGCGGCCGCAACCTGGAGCCTGCGATGGCGGACAGATACCGCGGCAAATCTTACGACCTGGGCGACCCGGCGGTTACGGCTTTTGCCGTGACGCCGCATGACACGAACGAGCTGACCGAGTTCTGCCGCTCGCTCTACGTGGGCGGGGCTGGCAACCTGGCGGTGACGACGGCGGAGGGCGACGTGGTGACGTTCGTCGCCGTTCCGGTCGGGACCATCATTCCGGTGCGCTGTTCCCACGTCATGGCGACCAACACGACCGCAACGAACATCGTCGCCCTGGTCTAATGCCGGAGCTTGGTTTCGGGTGGGAGTTGGGCATGGACCTGACGCCAAACGGCGGCGGACCGCTCGCGCCCGAAAACTACGCTCCACCGTCGATCACGCCTGGCACGGCCGAGGAGGGCGACACCGTTGCTCGAGTCGTCGGGACGTGGGGCGGAAACCCGGCGCCCACCTTCACCTATCAGTGGAAGCGGGACGGCTCGAATATCAGCGGCGCGACCGGGACAACCTACACGACGGTTTCCGCCGATGTTGGCACGGCCCTGACTGTCACCGAGACGGCGACGAACAGCGAAGGATCGGCGAGCGCGACCAGCTCGGCGATCAGCGTTACGGCGGCCGGCGCGCCCTGGCTGGTGGCGACTGGCGTCTGGAACGACGATGGGCGATGGGATGACAGCGATATCTGGAGGGACGATCCGCCATGACGATCAACAACCTTGAGGACGCCGGCGACGTTCGGGCGAAGCTGAACGCGACCGAGGCTCTTGCGGCGAGCGCCGTTCAGCCGGGCGATGCGCTTTCCTCGCTGGACACCAGCGTGACGGGCGCTCAGCTCGACGCGATGCTTACCAAGCTGGACACGATCACCGAAGGCGCTGACGTGGTGGACGAGAACACCGTGGAGGCGGTCGGCGCGCTGATGGATGGCGATTTCCCGTCCATCGGTCTCCTGAAGGGGACGGACGGTTCCGGGACCTACACGCAGGTGACGACGACCACATACGGCGAAGGGCTCATCGCTCTCGCGGACCAGGCGGCGCTACAAGCCGCGGTGGGTGTCGCGGCGGTCGGCCTGTCCGGCGACTATTCGGACCTTTCCGGGACGCCTACGATTTCCGGTTTCGGCGCGACGCTGATTGACGATGCGGACCAGGCGACGGCGCGGGCGACGCTCGGGCTCGGCTCGGCCGCGACGCAGGATAGCACGGCGTTCGCGATAGTCGGCCACACGCATGGCGCGGCGGATATCGTGAGCGGGACTTTCGCGAGCGCGCGGATTTCCGAGGCGAGCGTGGTCCAGCATGAAGGCGCGCTGGATGCGCTCAACCTGACGAACGGGCCGGCGGAGGCGAACGCGACCGCGGACCAGACCGGCGCGGAAATGGTCTCGGCCATCGACACCGAGTTGGCGCAGACCAGGTGGAAGGCGGTGGAGGTTCCGGCCGGCGGGACAACCGGACAGCGCCTCACGAAAGCGAGCGGAACGGACTTCGACACCGAATGGACGACGGACCCGACCGCGCCGGACCTGGCGGCGGTGGAGCTGACGGACGCCGCGACCATCGCGTGGGATATGTCGACTGGCGTGAATTTCGAAGTGACCCTGGGCGGCAACCGAACGCTCGGCGCGCCGTCGAATGTTCCGGAGGGGCAATCGGGAATGCTGCGCGTCATCCAGGACGCGACGGGCGGGCGAACGCTGTCATTCAACTCGGTTTTCAAGTTCGAAGGCGGGACGGCTCCGACGCTTTCGACCGGGGCGGATGACGAGGACGCGGTGCCCTATCACGCGATCAGCTCCACGGAAATCTGGATCGGCTTCAAAGGGGATATGTCATGACGTTCGCGCTGGTCACGCCTGGCGGAATCCGCGAGCTGTCGCGCAATCGCGGCTTCACAGGAACGGACGACAACCAGCACCCGGCCAGCGTGTTGCGGCTATGGGAGCGGGCGAAGCTGCGCGAGGTCGGCGTTTATCCCATCCAGGATCAGGACCGGCCGGAGGATGCCGTTGTCATCGGCCACCAGCTCACGTTGCCGCCCAAGTCGGCGTTCGTGGTTCGCGAGTGGCTGACGCGGCAGTCCACGGCGGACGAGCTGCTGGCTCACGCCAGGAGTCTGCGAGACGCGGCGAGGAAGGTCACGCGAGTGACTATCGAGCGCCGGGACGAGACGCTGGAGCTGGACGTGGATAGCGACCGCGAGGATGAAAGCTCGCTCCTCGGTCTAAAGGTGGCGATGGCGACCGGCGAGCTGCCGGAGCCGTTCACCTTCAAGGCGGGCGGCGTCTCGCGCCTGGTGACGCATGACGAGTTCCGCGCCATCGCGGCCGCGGTCCAATCGGCGATCATGGGCGCCTACAATCAGGAGCGGCTGGCGCAGGAGGCGATTGAGGACGGATCGGCGACCACGCCGGCCGAGGTCGGGGCGGTGTTCCGGGGCGAGCGGTGACGCATCCATTCTTCCTTGACGCATCGGCCGCGGGCGCTCCGGCGCTCGACGGCTACGCCGCGACCTTCGATGGATCGTCAGCGGGCCACGGTTTCATCGCGACGGTGGGCGGTCTGTCCGTGTCCACGAATATGGCGTGGGTCTATTCCGGTCCGACTCCGGTCATCAATCACTCGGTTTTCGCTTCAGGTAGCGGACTGGAGCAATGGTGGATCACGTCAGGCGGAAACCTGGTCATCCGAGCGAACAACACCGAAAAGACGATCAGCATTGCCGCCGAGACTTGGTATCACGTTTGCACACAATGGCTTTCCAGCTCCACGCCGATCTACATCAACGGCTCGCTGGTCGATACCGTGGCGGCCGGCGCGGCGCAGCTCACCGGCTCCACGTCGCACCTTTGGGGCCAGGACGACGGCCCGGACAACACGTTCAAGGGAACGATTTACGATCCAATCCGCATGACGGGCCAGCAAGCTCCATCGGCCGGCAATTTCTCCAGCGCCGGCGGCGGCGAGTGGAAGGACGTGACGGGATATTCGCCCGGCGCGAACGATTATCGCATCCTGAACAACGGGGGCGTGAAGGGCGAGGACCTGTGGGGAATGAATGACTTCACCGAGTCATCGGGCGGGACTGTGACGCTGACACAGGCGCTCTTGCCGCCTGGCGCTTGACGCTTCCCGTCGTTCTCCGGAGCGCATAGGATGCGCGCTCGCAAGAGGAGAACGAAATGGCTGACAACGACAACCGGACTAGCAGGGTCAAACCGCGCCTAGCTCCCAATCCCTCGAATATCATCGCCTGCGTTCTGCGCCGTTTCGGCGTGAACGAAATGAAGTTCGGACCCGCCGAATTCGAGCCGATGCTAGGGCGACTGCCGACCGCGTTTCGCTATGACGTGGACCGGGAAACCGGGGTGGAGTCGTTCGCGGTGAAGCTCATGGAGAAAGAGCGGACCGAACCGGCGCTCGGCGAGACATGGGCGCTCAAGGTTCGGCAGAATGGCGAGATAGAACCGCTATGGATTGTCGGCGTGATGGCTGACGATTTCAGGGATTTCCCGCTTTACTGGCGAACGCCTGGCGGCACGGCGATTTGCAAGCCCGGCGAGGAGCTGGACCGGATCAAGCTGGAGGGCTCGAAATGACCGAGACCGAGAAGCTGCAAGCCTTGGCGCGGATTTCCGCGGCGCTAGGCGAGTCGGCGCGCGTCATGCAGAACATGGTGGCGTGTCTGCATGGCGTGAATGTCTCTGTTTGCATGGGGCGCGAGGATTTGAAGATGCAGTTGGAGCCGCTTGAGGAGCTGACGAACGAGCTGGAGCGCCACATGGTCGAAGCCGCCGAGTTGATCAGCGAGCTGCCGGAATGACTCCACTTCCAGAACCGACGCGCGAGGACGTTCTAATGGACGCAATCAAGCGGTGCGACGGTGCCCTGGCGAGGGGCGACGGCGAGGCGTTCAACGCCCACGTCAGGCGCGCCAGGCGCGGCTTCAAGGCAGAGCTTGTGGAGCTGACGACCGCGCCGGAGGTTCTGCGAGTCTGTCGATCCGCGGCCGACCTGGTGCCGGCGACGTGTCGATGGCGGCTGAAAGCGAGCGGAACGCCGGTCTATGCCTGAATGGGATTTCTCCGGCTCGCCTGTCGCCTACGAGTTCAAGAACAGCCGCGCGCCGCTCGCCGGCTGTCTCGGTCCGGTGGGCTCGGGGAAATCCGTTCCATTGATCCTCCGCATTGGCGACATTGCGGGGGAACAAGCGGCGTCGCCTGACGGTGTTCGCCGGTCCAGATACGCAGTCGTCCGGAATACATATCCGGAGCTCAAATCAACCACGGCGCAAACCTTCGATAACATCTATCCGGAAAGCGCGTTCGGCTCGATCAAGTGGGCGTCGCCGCCAGGGATCAAGCTGCGGTGGCCAGGCATTGAGGCAGAGGTAAATTTCGTTGCGCTCGACAAGCCGCAGGACGTGAAAAAGCTCCTCTCGCTTGAGCTGACTGCGGCGCTGGTGAACGAGGCTCGGGAGGTTCCGCGAACCGTCATCAACCGCCTGTCGGAGCGTGTCGGCCGATACCGGATCAACGAACGGCCGACGACCTGGCGCGGCGTCTGGCTGGATAGCAACCCGCCTGACGTGGGCCATTGGCTCCACAACTGGCACATGAAGGACACGCCGGAGGGATTCAAGTTCTGGTCGCAACCGCCTGGCGTCCTGGAGGTTGAGCGGGCGAAGGGCGATGCGGTCATCATCACCGATGAAAACTTCCCGCGATGGAACGGACTGCGGCTCGATCATGCTGACGTTCTCTGCACCTACCGCGGCTCGGTCCAGGTTGTGCGCTGTCCGGTGGAGGTCATCGCCGCGGCCGGCCGCGAGTGGATCGTGAATCCGTGGGCGGAAAACCATATCGCGCTGTCGAAGGTCGCGCCCGGCCGCAATCCCATCGGCCGGCTTTCCTACTACGGCCAGGCGCTCGCCGGTAAGCTCCTGGAGGAGATTCGGAGCTACCTGCAAGGCGTCTACACCTTCGTGGCGGACGGTAAGCGAGTCGTCCCGGAATACGACGATGAGGCGCACAGTCGGGAGTCTCTGCCCGTCCTGGAGGACGTGCCGATACAGGGCGGAATGGATATCGGGGGCGGAACGCTCCAGCCGGCCGCGGTCTGGTTTCAACAGCACCCGCGCGGACCTTACCTCATTCACGGCGAAACCATCGGTTCCGATATGGGGCTGGAGCGGTTCGGCGAGGAATGCACGGCGTATCTGTCGCGCCGGTTTCCCTCGCATGTTGGGCGCGGCATGGTCGGCCCGATCTACGGCGACCCGGCCGGCGCGAGCCGTGACGAGATTTTCGAAACGGCGGGATTCGATTACCTGTCCAGCAAGCACGGCCTGGCGGTCCAGCCCGCGCCGACGCAAGACATAAAGTTGCGGACCAGGGCGATATCAGCGCCTTGCGCCAGGATGATCGACGGCAAGCCGGGGCTCCTCCTCAACCGGACGGAATGCCCGACGCTGCGCCGCGGACTGCAAGGCGCTTGGCATTTCCGGCGCGTCCAGGTTGCCGGGGAATCCCGCTTCATGGACAAGCCGTCGAAGAACGACGAAAGCCACCCATGCGATGCGCTCGGCTATGGGCTCATGGGCGCCGGTGAGCTGGTGGAGCTTCACGGTCCCGGACTTGAGGACCAGACCAGCGAGGCGGACGTTGATTTTGACGTTTTCGACTGACCTTGTGCAGCGCGTGGCGCTGTCCGTTTTCGCGTGATGTGCTAGGTTTTCCTCGGCCGCGGATGGCGCGGTGCAATAGAGGGAGCTGCACAGATGAGAAATCGCGGATGGCGCGACGCTCTAAATTCCTTTGAAAGTCAAAGGGTTGATACGCTCGATCGCCGCATAAAGCTGGCTGAGGCGAACATTCGGGACAGTCAGGCGGAGCGGCGGCGTATCATGATGCGCTGCATTCGCCGCCAGCGCCGCGAGGTCGGCAAGTCTTAGGGGTGGGGGCCGTCGCAGATGATGCACCATGACGCGAGCGAGCGACCATGTGGGCAAAGCTCATCTGTGACGGCGGGCGGTTCCGGAGCCGGGGCTGGCGTCTCCGGCTCCGGCGCTGGCTCCGGCTCCAGCTCCTCCTCCAGCTCCTCGTCCACCGGAGCGATGGCGCGCTCGGCCAGCACTTCGGCGATGTTCAACGCCTGGTCGCACAGCTCCACGACCAGCTCGGCGCTCATGGTCGATTCAATCGGTTCGTCGCCCATTACCTGGCGCTGCGTCTCTCGGTCGATCAGGGATGGCAGGATCATCGCGGCGGCGTTCAACACGTTCATTTCATAACCTCCAGCTTTCGGACGCGCTTCGCGCCCATTTCCATGACAGCTCGGTCCGCGTCTGAAATCAGGGCGCATGGCCACAGCTTCTTGTCGGCGGTGTAGACGAGTCGCCCGTCCGCCATCGCGGCGCGGTAGGCGGATTCCATCGAGTCCCGAAAAGCCGGGAAAACCGGTCTGAGGTCTAGGGTAGCTTTCATGTCGTTCCCTCTTTCGTTCGCGGCCGATATCATCGCCGCTTCATCGGAAAGAGGGAAGAACATGCGAGAAAGAGGCGAGGGAATCCGGAGCGATAGAATCTCGGCCACCATCGTTCCAATCGTCATTCGGCGCTTTGGAGCTGAAGTGCCGATTGAAGAAATGACGCGGCCGGTGGGCGGTCGCGAGATATCCGAGCGCCTGGCGGTGGACGGGCTCGGCGCGCCGCTCGACCTTGCGAAGCTGTCAAACTCGCTGAGTATTTCGGCGGCTCGATCAACCTACAGACTGAGGGTCAAATGACGCGGACATTCGAGATTCTGAACCGGGCCGCGGACGGTGAGTTCCAGCGGTTCAAAGAGGCGCTGGAGGCGAGGCGCGAGGAGCGCCGCGCCAGGTTCCGGAAGAATCCGGAGGCGGCGCTGAAGTTCACGCCGGAAATGGTCGCTGCGATGTGCAAGGGAAACGTGGATGCGCTACCCGGAATCATGGTGGTTGACGATGCGTTGTGGCTCGGTCCGCCGCGTGTCAGCTCGGCGAACAATATCCACATGTCGCGAACGACATTCGAGCGCGCGGTTGTGGGCTCGGTGCCGATCAAGGGCGGCGCGTGGGTGAACCAGACCACGCAGCATTTCCACTTTGACCTTCAGCCGCATCACCTTGGCGGCGGCGAGGATCAGCGGAGGAAGGCGGATCACCGCGACCTGCGAGTCCTGGTCTCGGCCGATCCGCTCACCGGGCGAGGGCCGGACGACGAATGACCGAGCTACACCCGTTCTTCGACGCCGGCCGCGGCCTGGACTGGCTTATCGGCCAGGCGCGGCCGGCGATCCGCGAGTCCGCCGTGACGCATACCGGCCACCTTTCATCCGCCATGCGCGCCGGCTGGCAGTGGAGCGTGACGGATGACGAAAGCCTGGTGTTCGCCTGCGCTCTTGTGGAGGAAGCGCCGGGCCGCGCGTGGGCAATCGGGTTGCCTGGCGAGGCGCTGAAGGATGCGCGCCAGCTCCTCCGACTCCGCCGACCCTGGTCCGTTGCCGTGGCTTCACCGACCTTCCACACGATCCGCGCCCTGGTCCGCGAGGATGACGATTCGGCGCGAGCGTTTGCCCATTTCCTTGCGTTTGACTACGATTGTGGGCCAATGACTGAATTCGCGCTCGACGGCTCCGACATGGGGTTGTGGATCAGGAGGAACGGCGGTGGGCTTTCTCGGACTCGGCGGCAGTAACAAGACGGCGAAGGAAGGGTTGAAGCTCCAGCGCAAGGGGCTCGACCTTCAGCGCGAGGCGCTTCAGGAGAGTCGCCGCGCCAATCGCGAGGCGGAGCGCCGGGCCGATGAGGACCGGATGAGGGCGCGCGATATCGAGCAGAAGGAAAACGAGCGCGCGGCGACCGAGCTGCAAGCCGGCGAGCTGGCGACGAACGCCGCGCGGTCATTCCGAAACATCTTCGCCGGCTCGCTGTCCACCACACCGGACGCCGCCAGGCGCGATCCATCGGATGGACCCATCGACAATCCGCGCTCATACCAGGGGCTCGGACCAGGCCAACAGCGCGAGCGGTTCACTCGACGCCAGGAGCAGAAAAGGCTTTCCGACATGAAGCCCAAGGCGAAGCCGAAAACGAAAAAGAAGGACGACAAGAAACCGGCCGGCGGGACCGGGCCGACTCCAGGATCAGCGGCGGAGCTTCGCTGATGGCGCAGTGGAGCGAGGAGCTGGCAGGCAAGCGCATCCGCAAGGCGGAAAGCGACAAGTCGACAAGTGACGAGCTGTTGCGCGAGGCGATGGAATTGACGGTCCCCGACCGCGAAAACTTCTACAAGCGCGCGAAGGGCGAGAAGAAACCCGGCCGAGCCTATGACAGTTCGGCGGGCGTGTCCGTCATGCGGGCCGCCGGCCGGCTTTCATCCGACCTGACGCCGCAATTCCAGGAGTGGCTGGAAATCGTCGTGGGTCCGGCCGGCGAGGCGCTGGACGACGAGACGTTTCAGAAGGTCTACGGATCATCGAAAGAGGAGGCGCGCGGCAAGTTCCAGCGCATTTCCAAGGTGGCCAACGCTGTTTTCGGTCATCCGAATTTCGGGGCCGCGTCCAATGAAATGTATGTGGACTACATGTTCGGGACCGGCGGAATGTCGATCCAGGAGAATATCGGCGAGGACGGCCAGCCGGCTGTCGGGATGCCGGCGGTTTTCCGCGCCCTGCCATCGTCGCATTTCTACCCGGTCGAAGGCGCGCAAGGGAACGTGGATCAGTGGTATTTCTGGCACGAGGTCAAGCCGTCCGACGTGACCAGGGAATGGCCGGACGCCAAGATGACCGAGGAGCTGACCAGGCTCGCCGAGGATCAGAAGAAATGCGACGTGCCGGTCCGGTTCGCGTCTATCGTCTACTACGACGAAAAAGCGGCGCCCAAAACTTCGCCGCGCCAGGGCGGCTATCGGTTCGAAGTGTTCTACATGCGCGGCCGGAACACGTGCGAGCGGATCGTGGAGCGCGTTTCGCGGACTCCGGCTTTCATTTCGCCGCGCTACTACAAGGTGGCGGGCGAGAACCGCGGCCGCGGTCCGGTTATCTTCGCGCTGCCGGATATCCGCACGGCGAACAAGATCACCGAGCTGACGCTGAAATCGTGCGCCCTGGAGTTGGCTGGCGTCTGGAAGGCGACCGAGCGCCACACAGGGCCAGTCAAGATCAAGCCGGCGGCGGTCATCAAGGTGCGCGACCAGAATTCGCTGACCAGGCTCGACACGCGGGCGGACCTGAATTTCGGCGAGCTGCTGTTGGAAAAGCTGCAAGAGAACATTCGCAAGGTTCTCGGCGATAACTCTCTGCCATCCACGGCGGGGCCGATCCGCACGGCGACCGAATTCGTTGAGCGGGCGCGCGAGCTTCTTTCCGACCAGGCGGCCGGCTTCGCCCGGCTTTACGCGGAATTCATCGTCCCGGCCGCGGCGCGCGTTGTGGATATTCTGGAGCGCCGCCAAATCATCGACCTGGCGGGGCTCGAAATCGACGGGTTCTATGTGGACGTTCGACTCCGCTCGCCGCTCGCGCAAGCCGAGGCGCTTCGCAGCGTGGAGAACCTGGTGCGCTTCATCGAGATTCTAACCACGCTCGGCGGCCAGGAAATGGCGGGCGTCATCGTCAAGCTGGACGCCGCAGCGATGGAGATTGCGCGCCTTATGGATATCGGCGCGGACTTCCTCAATTCCGAGGAGGATCGAAAGAAAGCCATGAAGGGCCTGGCGCAGCGCCTTGCGGCGCAGGAAGGCGGCGACCCGGCGGTGGCGGGGCGCGTGGCTGAACAGGAAGCGCAAGCGAGGGCGGCGTGACAAACCAACTGGATGACTGGCTTTCCGACGTGATCATTACCGCGTCGGCCGATCCGCGAGCTGGAGTCGAGCGCGAGATTTACGCGGCGGTGTTCGACACTGACGCCGGCCGTGCTGTTCTCGCGGACCTGGTGAGGCGCTATATAGCGCCGTCCCGCTTCGTTCCTGGTGAGGCGGAGTCCTTCGGTTTCTACCGTGAAGGCGCGGCGAGCGTCGTTCACGAAATCCTCGACCTGGTGATGGGAGAAGAACATGGCGACCAAGAAAGCAGAGACGGCGGCGAAGGCTGACGCCAAGCCGCAGGAGAAGCCGGCGCAGGAGCTGGCTGACGACACGATCACGGCGACCGGCGACGTGGGCGGCGGTGAGGGCGAGGGCGTTTTCATGACGCCTGACAACATCGCCAACGCTGAGGCGCTGGTGCGCGAGCGCGATGAGGCGCTGGCGAAGCTGGAGAAGGCGACCGAGGAGCTGGCGGCCGTGCGCCGCTCGATGACCGAATTTCCCGACGCGGAAACGGTCTCGGCCGGGTTCATGTCGCTGCAATCGCTCGATGACGGCGAGGAGCTGAAATCGCGCGCATTCCGCCAGGGCTCGGCGCGGCGCGTCGGCCAGTCCATCGACGCAATGCGCGCTTCGCAGGCGGAGGCGTTCAAGGCGCTGGATGCGTTCGTGTTCATCGCCAACGCGACCGACACGCGCGTGGCTGACTTCAAGCCGCTCGCTGCCTACCGCAAGGCGTTCGCCACCATGACGGACGCGCTTGAAATGACGATCCGCGACGCCAACACGGCGGCGATGGAAGCGGCGGCGCGCTGATGCCAACGTGGATTCTGCGACTGCTGGCTGGCGGCGTCGCCTTCGACAAAGAGGGCGGCGGCGCTGGCGGCGGTGAGGGTGGCGGAGCTGGCGATGGCGGCGACGGCGCGGGAAACGGCGAAGGCGGCGGAGCTGGAGCTGGAGGCGGCGGCGAAGGCGGCCAGCCTGGCGACGGTGGGTCTGGTGGCGATGGAGCGGGCGGTGACAGCTCCATTCTGAATCACGCCGCCAAGGGTGGCGAGAAGCCGGAAGGCGGCGAGAAAGGCGGCGACGGCGAGGGTGGTAACTACAAAGCGCCGGATTACGTCGCCTCGCATCTTCAGGGCTCCACGGCTGAGGAGACCTTGCAGAAGGTCTATGAAGCCTACAGGGGCGCGAGAAAGGCGATATCCGGAAAGGAAGGCGGCGAGGGCGATGGCGGCGGCCAGGCTCCAGCCAAGCCGGAGGATTACCAGATCGCCAGTCAGGGCGACGACGACCGGGTGGCGGCGGCTCTGACGCGGGACTCCTCGAAGCCGTTCCTGGACGCCTGGCGCGGCGCGGCGCACAAGGCTGGTTTGTCGCCGCAAGCGTTTGAGAGTTTCATTCGCGAGGGGTTCGCCGCGACTGACGCGGCGGGCGTTCCGATCCTGGCGACGCCGGAGGAGGCGCGGCAGATTTCCGGGGCGGCCGAGCTGGAGAAGCTGACCGAGATTGCCGGCCGCGAGAACGCCGGAGTCATGGTCAACACCGTGGCCAACTTCGCGGACGGACTGCTGGAGCGGCGCATCATCACCGACGACCAGCGCGCGACCTTCGATGAAATGGTGGGAACGGCCGAGGCGGCCGCGCTGTTCTATTCGATCCTCACGGACCGGCTCGGCGAGAAGCCGATTCCGCTCAACTTCGACGGGGGCGAAGGCGCGGTGACCGAGGAGACGGCGCGCGCCAATTACTCGGCCGCCTTGAACATGAAGGGCGGACCGGAGCGGGATGCGGCGATCAAGAAAGCGCAGGCGGACATGGACAAGGCTTTCGGCGATTCTCCCTCTGGTTCAATCCGTTCCAGCGCGCTATAAGGAGTCTCGCTCCGAGTTGCGTTTGTTCCCTCTTGCGTAGCTCCCGGAACAGAAAGAGCGGCCGTCCCCACGGCCGCTCTTTTTCTTGACGGTCTGACGGAAAATCCTGCATAACCTTTCGCGGATGCCGACCCGCGGCGCTTCGCACCCACCGGAAAAGCCGGAAGGCCGAAGCGACCAACGCCCTCGATCCTCTCAACCGGAAATCGAAACAGAGGGCTAGAAATGTCCACCTCACTGACGACGGCGCAGATTGCCTCCTTCGACACGGAAGTGAAACACGCCTACCAGGGCTCGGGGAAGCTGCGCGATACGGTCCGCGTCAAGTCTGGCGTGGTCGGCGCTACGCATCGCTTCCCGAAGATGGCGGCCGGCACGGCGACTCCGCGCGTTCCGCAGACCGACGTGGTGCCCATGAACCTCCAGCACTCGAACCGCACCGCGACCCTGGAGGACTGGAACGCTCCGGAATACACCGACGTTTTCGACAATATGGCGGTGAATTTCGATGAGCGCACCGAGCTGGCGGAGATCATCGCCAAGGCCATCGGCCGGCGCGAGGACCAGCTGATTCTCGACGCGCTCGACGCCGCATCCTCTACGCTCACCATCGCGTCCAGCGTCGGCGGCTCCTCGTCCGACCTGAACGTGACCAAGCTCCGGCGCGGCTCCCGTCTCCTCGGCGAACAGGGCGTCATGGACGAGGAGCTTACGTGGGTGGGCTCCTTCGCGAACCGTGAGGGACTTCTCGGCGAGACCGAGACGACCAGCACGGATTTCAACAGCGTCCAGGCGCTCACGTCCGGTCAGCTGAACTCCTTCATGGGGTTCGGCTTCAAGTGGATCGAGAACCGCGCCGGCGAGGGCGGACTCCCGCTCTCGACCAATGACCGCACGAATTACGCCTACGCGAAATCCTCGATGGGCCTGGCCATCGGCTTGGATAAGCGGATGGAAGTCAACTACATTCCCACGAAGACTTCCTGGCTGGCGAACATGCTTTTCAAGGCGGGCTCGGTCGACATCGACGCGCTCGGCATTGTTGAGGCGGTCTGCGTCCAGTCCACGTAACCCAAGGCGGCCGGGCGCCCATCGCCCGGCCGCTCAACCACAGGAGGGCGCAATGGCGCTGACGCTTCGCAATCTCGAAAACCACTCCGGCTCCGGCTCCGGTCCGAAGCTTTGGAGCTACGACTCCGGCTCCGACAACCGCGCGGCGGTGAAGGGCTCCAACTACTTCAACGATGCGGCGAACATGCTTTCGGTCGGCGACCGCATCGCGGTCCACGCCACCGACTTCGATTTCGATTGCCACGTTTCGGCGATTTCGGCGGGCGTCGTGACCATCGCCGCGGTGGACGCCTTCGCGTAATTCCCCCACCTTCAACCTGGGCCGCCAAATGGGGGAAGGGCCGGACTGGCGACGGTCCGGCCCGCTTTTTTAGGAGCTGACGATGGCGAACGAAAGCGACCTGGATATCATCAACGCGGCCTTGTCGCTTCTCGGCGAGACGCAGATTGCGGCGCTTACGGACGGCTCCGACGCAAGCCGACACGCCGCGGCGCTCTATGAGCCGTGCATTCTGTCCCTGTTTTCCGGCTACGAATGGGGTTTCGCGAAAGAGCGCATAGCACTGGAAATCGACGGCGGGAAAACGCCGGTCAATCAGTGGCGATATGCGTTCCTCATGCCGACTCCGAAAACGGAAATGGTCGGCCGGCCGCTCGCGATATTCAACACGACGGCGATCAACGCCAGGAAAATGACGCGCTACGAAATCGAAAGCCGGTGGGTGATGACGAACGAGTCGACCATCGTCATTCAGTATGTGAAGCGCCAGCCGGTGGAGCTGTGGCCAGGGTATTTCGAGCGCCTGGCGATTGAGGCTGTCGCCGCGATCCTGGCGATGCCAGTCACCGAAATCGCCGCAAAGCAAACGCTGCACCAACAGAACGCTTTCGGCAGTCCATCCGAGAACATGCGCGGCGGCCTGTTCGGCGCGGCGATGACAGCCGACACGCAGGCGTCAGGCGAGGAGGGGCTTTTTGACGATGCCGACCAGATTGACGAGGCCAGGTTCGGAGGCGCGTTCTGATGCCTTTCGAGCGGGATATTGTGAACAGCTTCGCGAATGGCGAGCTTGATCCTCAACTTGCCGGGCGTGACGATATCGACGCCTTCTATTCCTCGCTTCGCCGGGCTGAGAATGTCCGGTTTCTGCCGCAGGGCGGCGCTCGCCGGCGCGAGGCGCTGGCTCACAAGAGATTCAAGCGCGGGATCACGACGCAGCTTGATCTGACCAGCGGCGTGACTGTGACAGCGCCGAACGGCGGCGACGCGGACGCGGCTGTCGGGACTGACGATTCCGACGCGATGATTACGACCGGCGGATATGACGAGGCGGGAAAGGCGAGCTTTGTTGTTCTTCACTTCGATTTCGGCTCGGCCGAGCGCGTCGATATCGTGGACCTGGTGGCGGCCGGGCTGGAGGACACGGAAACTCCGTCACTTGTCGCGATGCTTGTTCTCGAAAGCTCGACCGATGACAGCGCCTGGACTGTGCGAGGCGCAATCGCGGTTGGGACGGTCAAGCTGGACAGGAGGTTCGCGAACGCTCCTGGCGTCACGCTGGCGACGGCGCGTTACTGGCGTCTCCGGCTGATTGACGGGGATTTCAACGACGGTAGCCACACGGTCGAATTCTTCATCAACAAGGTGGAAATGCGGACCGAGGCGACGCGGGCCGATGCTTCCACGGCGGTGGGCAATCATCGGGCTTTCAAGATTTCGCCGGAGTCGTCCGAGGAATTCGCGGTAATCCTGACCGGGCGAACGGCTGACGTGTTCACCGAGGACGGCGATTTCGTGGTTTCGCTGCGGACGCCATTCAACAACGCCCGCGTGGCTGACGTTCGCAAGGCGGCGCGCCTGAATACGCTCCTTCTCTTTCATAGCGAGGTTGCGACGCAGTTTGTCCAGAAGCTCGATAACGTCACGTTCAGCTCGGCGGCGACGGAATGGAACGAGACTGTAAACTGGCAGTCCGGCCGCTACTATTACGTTTCGCGGCCGCAGTTCAATTTCGGCGACCGGCCGCGGGCGACCGGGACGAACGAGATTCAGGAGCTGGACTTTTCCAGCATGACGGACGGCGCGACGTTCAAAGTCACCTACGACTCCGAGGACAGCGAGACGGCCGCATGGTCATTTCTCGGCGGCTTCTCAACGAACATCGCCGGAGTCCTGGAAAACAGGATCGAGTCCGTAACCGGCGCTTCGGTTCGCGTGAACCGAACCTCAAAGACCGGCAACGGCGCGGCGATCTACAAGGTTGAATTCATCGGCGCGTCAGGCTCCACGAATTGGGCCACCCTGGTTCTGTCCATCGTCACCGGCTCCGGCACGATCAGCGTATCCACGCCGCAGCAAGGCAAGACGGCGACCGAGCCGCTGTTCAGTGACACGCGCGGCTGGCCAAGCTGCGGCGAGTTCTACCAGCGTCGACTCTGGCTTGGCGGGTTTCCCTTCGCTCCGAACGTCATCGCAGGGTCTCGCATCGACGCTCCTCAAGATTTCGAAGGCGACGACTCGCCGGTGGCAAGCTCGCCCATCATCGGCGACATCGACGCGGAGGGCGACGTGACTGTCCGCGATATCGTCGCCGGTCAGGCGCTTATGGTGTTCACGGCTACGGCGGAATTCGCGCAAGCGTCGGAGCCCATCACGCCGGACAATTTCGCGCTGAAGCTCGGAACGGCGTTCGGCTGTTCCTCCAGCGTTCCGCCGCTTGTGGTGGGCGATGTGACGATATTCGCGAACAAAACCGGGCGCTCGCTTCGCGAAGTTGTCTATTCCGATGCGCGCAAGAATTTCGTTGCTCCTCCGCTGTCGCTGCGAGCGCCGCACTTGATCGGCAATCCTGACGACATGAAGCACCGGCCGAGCGTTCGCGAGGATGACCCATCAACACTCCTGACGACGGCGAACGGCCGCGACCTGGAGGGGAATGTGATTCCGGCGGTCGAATGGGCGATTGATCGCGACGTGGGGATTTTCGCCGGATCGCGCTTCGTCACCGGGATCGAAGGGCTCGGCGATGCGCTGGTGGGGTTCGTCGCATTCAAGAGCGGCAAGGCGCTGGCGATCACCAGGCGGACCTTTTCGGCCGGCGGAATCACATGGGATGCAATCGAGAAATTCGACGCGGACAGCATGTCGGACGCCGGAGAGAAGATCGCCAATCCCGACGTGGAGTATTTCAACGCGACCGCTTCTCAAACCGTGTTCACCTACACATTCACTTCGCCGGCCGAGGAGGCGGATATCGGAGTCTTTGCGCTCAACGGCTCGCGATACGATCCTGTCGACCGGGACGGGATAACCATCAATCTCGGCGCGAAAACCGTGACTTTCGCAACCGGCCGCGCGGCTGGCGACTCCATCGCTATCCTGCGGCGTCAGACTTCGGCGACAATCACGCTCGACCACTTGGACGGCGTGGAGCTGTATTGCCATAATGACGGCGTTCCGCTCGGTCCGTTCACCCCGTCGTCAAATGTCATCGACCTGGACGTGTTGCGGTTCGATTTCGAGCTGGAGGTTGGATTGCCGTTCGTTCCGCTCTTGACGCTCCAGGCGTTCAAGGGGCGCGGCTCGGTGTTTCCGGCGACGTTCAACAAGATGCGATATCCGCGCTGCCTCCTCCAGCTCTACCGCACGGCGGCGGCGGCGGTTGGGATTGACGGCGAGTCCCTCGCGCCGCTTCCCACGCTCCTGACGGACGTTGGCGTCACGGACCAAACCCTGGAGGAGCTGATGTTTACGGGCTCGCTCCGAGTCGGTGGGATAGCTGGTTGGCGAACCGAGCCGCGCATCACGGTATCCCAAACCGAGCCGGCCGCGTTTACCCTACTTTCTGCAACCTATGATGTGAGGTTCTGAACATGGCGGAGCTGTTCATTGCGTTGGGCGCCAGTCTCGCCAGCACCACGGCGGCCACGGCTGGCACGGCGGCGGCCGCCACGGCGGCGAGCGCCGCGACGGGCGCTGTCGCGGCCGGATCGGTCGGGACGTTCACAGCGGCTACGGCCGGCGCGACTGCGGCGTCCAGCGCGTTCTCACTCGGCTCGGTCCTGTCCGCGGTCTCGGCGGTCGCCACGGCCGGCTCGGCGCTGTTCGCCATCGCCAGGGGAAACGCGAACGCGGCCGCCATCGACATTCAGCGCGAGGGCCTGGAGCTACAGGCGACCACGCTTGAAATGGATGCGCTCCGGAACAAGACCGAGGCGGCGCAGGAAGGCGCGGCCGCGGCGCAGGAAGCGGCGTCAAGCGCGACCAGGCGCGCGGACCTGGCGGCGGAGTATCGGCGCATCACGGCGGAACAGTCGGCGCTGTTCTCCACGTCAGGACTCGCGCCTGGCTCCGGATCGCAGGTGGCGATGACCGACGCGGCCAGGGCTGACGTGGAGCGGCGCATGACGATAGAGCGGGCCGGCGGTCGAAGCGCGGAGGGCGCCCGCCTGACTCGCGCCGACCTGACCGGAATCAATACCGGGCTGATCCGCGAAAATGCGCGTTACACCAGGCGGCGCAGTCGGTCGCTCATGGATGCGGCGCGCGGATCGCGTCTCGACGGATACCTGGACGCGGGCCGGCGCGTGATTGAAGCGGTGGAGCTGGTGGCATGAGGCGAGCGCCGACGTTCGAAACCTTCTCGGCCGGGCTTCGCGTCGCGGCCGCCGGCGGCGTTCCCTCGCCTGTCGCGGTCCGCGTCGGATCGGCCGAGGAATACAACGGCCGAGGCGAGGTCTATGGGCGCATTGCCGAGGGCTTCGACCTTATCAACCAGGTGGCAAAGCCGATTGTTCAGGAATACCAGATCGGCCGCGGCGAGGCGGAGGCGGCGGCCGACGTGGATGCTGGCGAGGCGCGTCACCGATTCCCGTTCACGATCCGCAACCGGGCTTACAATGAGACGGCCAATCGCCTGGTTGAAGCCAAGATTTCCGGCGCGTTCGCGGTGGAGGCGCAGGCGGCCGTCATGCAGGCTGACGGCGACATGGAGCTTATGCAGGCGGGCCTTGCGGCCGCCCGCAAAGCGGCGCTCGCCGGCGCTACTGACAGCGAAATTCCCGGCATCGAGGCGCGCATCACCGGCCAGATGATGCGGATTGGCGTCGCCGCGGAAACGCGGACGATTGCGCGAGCGCAGGAGAAGGCGGTGGAGCGCCAGCGCGAGGCGGCGGCGGCGTCCCTCAAGGCGGCGGAAAAGCGGCTCGGGCTCCTGGTTCTCAACGGCGCGAGCGGCGGCATGGTCTCCGAGGAGATTGCGGCGACGCAGGCGGAGCTGGCGCAGTATGGGCCGCGCGAGGCGTTCACGCTCGGCGGCGTCGAATATCCGGAGGATGACAGCCGGGCGAACATTCTGTCCGCGTTCGACCTGGCGGAGAGCCTGGAGAAGCTGGACGAGTCGACGCAGCGCGTCGCGATTCAATACCAGTTCGAAGAAAGCCGCGCGCCGGCCGACTACCTGCGGCGCTTCAAGGCGAACCTGTTGTCCGGCCAGACTCCTTTTACGGCGAGCGAGGGCTTGCGCCTGATTTCCCACATGGAGGGGCGCATCCGCGCCAGGGCGGCCGAGGCTCGGGCCGCCAGGGCTCGCGAGGAGGCGAGACTCGAGAATGAAGCGAGCAGCGCCATTGCGCCATATCTGGCGCTGGACAAGGCGGGGGTTTACGTCGCGCCGCCGCAGGAGGAGCGGGACAGGATTCTGGGGCTCCTGGCGCACGATCCAAAGAAATCACAGGCGGCGGCTGTCCTGTTCGCCACGGCCGACGCGCGAGTGGCGACGCAGGGCATGTCAGGGCCGGAAGTGATTTCATACGTTACCGACCTTCGCGCCGAGCTGGCGGACGACGTGAAAAATGGCGACTTCGATCCGGTCAAGGCTGGCGTGGTCGCGGACCTTCAGGGCGAGGCGAAGCGCCTTCAGGCGGCGCTCAAGGCGGACGAAATCGGAATCGACGCGGCGCTGGACGCGGCGCTGGACCTTCGGGCGTTCGATCCTGGATTCTATGACGAGCTGTCGCGGCGCGCCGGATCGAATCCGGACCTTCTCGAAATGGTCGCCACGGCGCGCGAGTCCCACCGAGCGATCGCCGAGGCTTCGTCGCTGTCGCCGGCGCAGCGCGACGCCATGGTGAAGCAGCTCCGCGCGCAGCTCTACGACCTGAATGAAGCGGGCCAGACATTCGGAACGGAAGGCGTCGTGTTGAGCGGCGTTCTCGACAACCTGGAGAAGTTTTCAAATCGGGTGGGCGAGCTGGCGGCGGGCTCAACCATGGACCTGGCTGAAGCCTACAACGTGCCAGTGCCGGAGTTCACCGAGGAAATGGGCGTGGTTGGCGTCGGCCAGGTTATCGCCGAGCGGGCCGCGATCCTTGGCGACCTGGCGCGGCGCGAGGGCTCGGACGGCGTGGCGGCGCTTCGCGACGGCGAGGCTCACGCAATCGGGATCGCGTTGCGGGCGGCCACTTCGGAGGATAGGGCGGCGTTCTTCTCGGCCATCGGCTCGATGGACAAGGCGTCGCAGGAGCGGACCTTGAAGCAGCTCGGCATGGCGGGGGATGACTTGCGCCGCGCCGGGGCAATCGCCGCGGGCGGCAATCTGCCGGCGGCGGCCGCCATGATCGAAGGCGGCGACGTGAAGGGCGGCGACCTGTCCAGCTCCGATTCCGTCATGGTTCGAACGCAGGAGGTCGGATCGCTCCTCGCGTCTGGCATTCTCGCGCCGTCCAGCCTGCCGGACGTGGACGCGGCGGCGCAGTCTTACGCGCGATCCGTGGCGGCTCGGGACGGTGGGCGCCCGGTTTCGACCGACGACCTGGCGGCCGGCTATGCCGTGGCGCTCGGCCGCCAGCCGGACGGAACAGGCGGACCGCAGAACGCCGGATCATACGGCGACACCATCGCGCCGGCGGGCTGGACCGGCGAGCGGATCGAGGCGGCGCTGGAGGCGCTGACCGAGGATGACCTGGTGAGGCTCGCGCGCGGCCGGGTTGTTACGGCGTTCGGCGATTTCCTCAGCGTGGAGGCGTTGCGAAACTCTATCGAGACGCTTCAGCCGATTCCGGGGAATCCGAATGTGTTCGTTCCGCTCGATGAGAACGGCGCGTATTTCATCCGCGACGACGGAAAGGGGGAAGGCATGTTTACAATCGACCTTCGCGAGCTGAAATGAGCGGAGTCGGCAAGCTCGCTCCGGTTCGGGCGGATCGGCCATCGCTCGGCGGCGTCACCTTCGGGGAAGGATACGAGGCCGGGTTTCAGGTTGACCAGGAGGTTGACCGGCTCACGTCATCAACCGAGCTGCGGCGCGAGGCTTACAAGCCGTTCCTGGATTTCACCATGTCGGAGGAGGGGCGCGCGCTCCTGCCATGGACGCCGGGCGGCGGATACGATGGGCCGAGGGTTTCGCCGGAGCTGTCGCAAGAGCTGCTGGACCAGCAAATGTTGCCGCGAGCTTCGACCCTGGCGAAGCTGAAGTTGGAGTTGCGCGAGCTTGGGATATCTCTACCGGAGGAGGCTGGACCGGGCGCAATCCAGACTCGCCTGGACGATATGCGGAAGCGCCTGGCGGATCGGACCAGGAAAAACGAGGCTGTCGCGGAGCAAGCGCCGTTTGGCGCATTCGCCGGCGCGACGGTCTCGTCCATGTCTGGGCTTGAAACCATCGCGACTCTGCCGGTTGGGGCTGGCGCGCGCGCCGGCATCCTGGCGACGGCGCTTGTAGAGGGAAGCCTGGCGGCCGGGACCGAGGCGGCGACGACTCCATTCCGAAACGAGTTCCGGCGCGAGCTTGGCCTGACGGAGCAATCCATCGGAATGAACGCCGCGACGGCTTTCGTCGGCGGCGCGTTTCTCGGCGGCGCGGTGAAGGCGCTACAGATCGGCGGCGGCGCGCTGATGAATCGCGAGAAGAAAAAGGCGGCGGTCGCCGAGGGGAAGCGGTCGGAGAGTCCGGCGGCGCGCGCCGCGGCCGCGGTGGTGGAGCGCGATATCGCGGACGAGGAGCTGGCGGTTGCCAGTCCAGGAGACGGGAAGGCGGTTCGCGAACATGGCGAACGGCAGCAAGCGGCGCTGGCGGCGCAGTCCGACCCGACCGGACCGGCGCCCACCGACCGGCCGCTGTTCGAAGGCGGAGCGCGCGCCGAGCTTGGCGAGCTGGTCCTGGTCGATCCGCGCGAAATCGAGGTCCAGCCGGACGTGTTTCAGTTCAAGAGCGACGCGGACGCGGGCGGCGTCACGGCGAAGCTCCGGGGCGTGACGGAATGGCGTCAGGAGCGGGCCGGAGTCACCGTGCTTTTCGAATACAACGACGGCCGGATGGCTGTTGCGGACGGCCACCAGCGCACGGCCCTGGCGCGTCGGCTCCTGGAGCAAAACCCGGACTCGAGTATCAGGCTCACGGCGAAGGTGTTTCGAGAGGCGGACGGGTTCTCGGCCGAGGACGTTCGCGTAATCGCCGCAATGAAGAACATCACCGAGGCGGCGGACGGAATGACGGCCGCAATGGCGAAGGACGCGGCCAAGGTTTTGCGCGTCGCGCCGGACCAGCTCGACCAGCTCCCTGCCGGACCTGGCGTCGCGCGAGCCAAAGAGCTGGCGGAGCTGTCGGACGATGCGTTCGGGCTCTACATCAACGAGGTAATCCCGGAGAGATACGCGGCCGCGGTCGGCCGCCTGGTCGGCGATAAATCGCTCCACGCTCCCATCATGCGAGTCCTGGAGCGGATCAAGCCGGAGACGACCGAGCAGGCGGAGACGGTCATTCGCCAGGCGATGGAGGCTCCGGTGGAGCGCGGCGTGGAGCTGGACTTGTTCGGCGAGCGAGAGTTCGCGGAAAGTCTGTTCGGCGAGCGGGCCAAGGTTCTGGAGCGCGCGCTGCGGAATCTGGCGCAGGATCGGCGCGTGTTCCAGACTCTCACCGATCAGGCGGAGACTATCGAAGGGGCCGGCAATCGGCTAGACGCGACGACGAACGAGGCGAGGCGCAAGGCGACCGAGGCCGCGCTCGTCACCATCAAGAAATCGGCGCATCGCGCCGGGCCAGTGTCGGAGGCTCTGAACAATGCCGCCAGAAAATACAAGGAAACCGGACGGCTCGGCGACGCCGCGAGGTCCGTTGGAGACGCCATCCTCCGAGAGATTGAGCGAAATGGCGGAATTGGGGAGAGAGCTGGCGGCGTCGGACGCAGTGCAGAACCTGGCGGAGCGGGCGGCTCGACTCCTGATGGGGCGCTTGCCTCGTTCTCGGAGCCGGACGGCGAAGGGGTGACGCGCCAGGTAGCCAACACCCGCGACCAGCTCACACCGTCCAGCAAGGCGCGGGAGGAGGGCGTGGTTACTACGGCGACCGAGGAGACGCCGGAGGGAACGCAAACGCTTATCGAGGGCGTCGCACCAGTGACGGACGCAGACCGCGCTGCGGCGGCGCAGGAGCGCGCCATGCGCGGCGGCGACTCTCCTCCTCCGGAGGGCGGTCTGTTTGACGAGGCGCAGCGCAACCAGCTCGACCTGCTGGACGACGTGCCGGTGGAGCAAACGTTGGAGGACGGCGAGGCTGGAGTGCGGACGATGACGCGCGAGGAGCTGGCGGCCGAGCTGGAGGCGGACGACGAATTCGCCGAGGCGCTTGGAGTCTGTCTGATATGAACCTGAAGGATTGCGTAGCTCGCGCGGTGAAGGCGAACGCCATGGACCCGGAGCGGGCCAAGCGAGTCGTCGCCGATTACGAAAGGCTCCTACCGGAATTCAAGCGAACGATGGGTCCGACCGCGGCCGAGCTGGAGGCGGCGAACGCTGTCATGAAGGCGGTAAGGCGCGAGGCTTTCGAGAAGCGCCGGCGAACGCAGCTCCAGGCGGCGGCGACCCGGCGGCTGGCGGAGCGCATGGTGACGCATCGCGACACGCTCGGCCGGCTGAATCCGTCCAGGTTCATTATCGACCTGGTGGGCTCGCGGCGCGGCATTGGCGGCGCGACTCTACAGGGCAAATTCAACGCGGTCCGCCGGCGATTCCGCAGCGAAATGACCGACGCAATCGTGGCGTTTCGGGCGAACCTGGTTGGCGGTCGCCGCAACAAGGCGATGCTTAACGACGTGGTGGGCGAGCTGTTCGGCCGCGACACCAAGAACGCGAAGGCGCGGGCGCTCGCGTCGGCCTGGTCGAAGGTGGCGGAGACCGCGCGCCTGCGGTTCAACGCGGCCGGCGGACATATCGGCAAGCTCGACGGATGGGGCTTGCCGCAGTTCCACGACACGCGAGCCGTTCGCAAGGTCGGTTACGAAACCTGGCGCGACTCGATCCTGCCGCGGCTCGATCTGGAAAAAATGGAGGATCCGCGAACCGGGCTTTCATTCACTCCGGAAACAATCGAGGCGCGGCTGAAGGATGCTTTCGAGGCGATCCGAACGGACGGTTATTCGCGGGTGAAGGCGTCGGCCAGGTTCGGCTCGGCGAAATACAATTCGCGGTCGGACCCCAGATTCTTCAAGTTCAAATCGCCGGAGGACTGGCTGGCGTATTCGGCCGAGTTCGGCGGCGGCGTCGATCCGTTCCGCGTCATGATGGGCCACCTTGATTCAATGGCGATGGATATCGCCATGATGGAGGAGCTTGGGCCGAATCCTGACGTGACGTTCGCCTGGCTCGGCGAGGCTTCGAAGAAACTGGCGGCGCAGTCAGATGACCCGAAAGCGTTGGACAAGGCGGCTTCTCGAGTCGGAACGGCGAATGAGGCTTACGACGTTCTCACCGGCCGAGCGAATGCGCCGCATAGTCGGGGCTTCGCGCGCGGCGCTGCGGCTGTTCGAAACTATCTCACGTCAACCCACCTTGGCTCGGCCGTTCTCTCCAGCGTGACGGACTTCAACACGTCTCGCCTGGCGGCCGGTTACGCTGGATTGGCAAAGACCGGACCCGTTCGCCAGCTCGCCAAGCTCATGGCGTCGCCGGAGTTGCGCGAGGTTGCGAACGAGGCGGGCCTGGTATTCGAGAACGCGGTGGACGTGGGCAACGCCGCGGCGCGTTTCGAGCTGGAGGAAATGCACGTCGAAACCGCGGCGCGCATGGCTGATTTCACGATCCGCGCGTCAGGGCTCGGCTATCTGACCGAGGTTCAGCGCCAGGCGTTCGGCCTGGAGTTCATGAAATCCGCGGCGGGATGGGCCGGCACGTCATGGGGCGGTCTCGACAAGAGGGCGCGCGACGTGCTGACGCGCTACGGCTTCACGCAGGAAATGTGGGGCGCGGTGAACAAGGCGACCCCGCACCAGACCGAGAGGGGATTGACGCTCCTCCGGCCGCAGGACGTGGAGGCGGCGGCGGGACAACGGACCGCGGACCTTTACCTGGAAATGGTCGCGAACCTGACCGACTACGCGGTCCCGACAACCGACCTGATCGGCCGCGCCACGGTTCTGGGCAAGACGCGGCCGGGCTCGATTTCCGGCGAGTTCGTCCGGTTCGGGCTCCAGTTCAAGGCGTTCCCTATCACCATCATGATGCAGCAATTCGGGCGGATCGCCGAGGCGGCGACCGGCGCAAGCTCGCGCTCGGCCGCGGTCAAGGGCGTGGTCGGCTACGGCTCGGGGCTTCTGTTGGGCAACACGCTGTTGGGCGCCCTGGCTGTCCAGCTCAAGGAAGCGAGCAAGGGGCGCGATCCGCGCGACATGACGGAGGGTCGGTTCTGGGCGGCGGCGATGCTTCAGGGCGGAGGCGTTGGCATCTTCGGAGACTTCCTTTTTTCCGACCAGAACCGCTTTGGCGGGAGCTTCGGCGAGACACTGGCGGGGCCAGGCGCTGGCGCGTTTGACGATATCGTCCTGAAGTTCGGAGTCGGCAACGTCCAGGAGCTTGCGGCCGGCGAGGACACGAAAGCGGGTAAGGAATTCGTCGGGCTCCTCCGGCGCTACACGCCGGGCGGATCGCTTTGGTATTTGCGAATGGCGTATGAGCGCGAGATTCTGGACAGGCTGGAGCGGGCGGTAAACCCGGAGGCGGACAAGACGTTCCGCCGGCGGGTGAAGTTCGCCGAGCGCCAGGGCGCTCAGTATTTCTTCGCGCCAGGGCAATCTGTGCTAGACCGGCGCGGGCCAAGAGCGCCGGAGCTGGCGCGAGTAATTGGAGGGTGAAATGACCGCAGCTCTGAATGACCTTCTCGTCGGACCTGTCACGCCTTCGAACGGCGTGAGCGTCATTTCGCTGGATTTCTTCATCGAAAGCTCAGCCCACATCGAAGTCTATTCGAGCGCCGGCGGCGAGACTCCGTTGTCGCTCGGCGCGGATTACACCGTTTCAGGCGTCGGCACTTCCACCGGCTCAATCACGCTCACCACGCCGGCGGACGGCTCGACCACATACGCGGTTTTCTACGTTCAGCCGGCGGCCAGGACGACGGACCTTGCGTTCCGCGGCGGCTTCTCCAGCGCGGCGGTCAACGATGAGCTGGACCGCATCGTCAGGATTGCTCAATACGTCACAACGCAGGTTCGCCGGGTGTTTCGCGTCGGCTCCACTGACGACGTGATCGACCCGATTCCGCTGACGCCAAACAAGATCATGGCAACGAACGGATCGGGCGTCCCGGCGTTCGATATCGACCGCGACGCGGTGGACAATATCGACGCGAACGTGGACGCGGCCGAGGCGAGCGCGACGGCGGCGGCGGCGTCGGCGGCGGCGGCGTCCGGATCGGCTGGCGATGCTTCGGGCTTCGCCGATGAAGCGGAAACGACGGTCGGATATTCGGCCGAGTGGGCGAACAAGGCGGAGGACTCGCTGGTCTCGGTGGCGGCCGGCGGAGACGGCGTTGACGACTACTCGGCCAAGCACTGGTCAAACAAGGCGCAAGGCTACGCGGCCGGTCTGAACGTGCCGTCCATTTCCACCGGCGACGCCGGCAAGGTTCTGACGGCGAACGCGGCCGAAACCGGATATGAGAACCGGGTGGCGTTCACCGAGCTGACCAGGTGGGAGCCCACCGGCGGATCGCCCATCGGCGATTTCGAAGTCGAAGCGTCGGACTTCCCTGGATACACTTCGTTCAAAATGCTCCTGTCAGGCATCACTGTCGACACGGACACCAGCGTCGGAATTGAATTCGGCGACGGCGCGGGGGGATACGATACAGGCGCCCAGGTTCATGAAGGCGTGTTTATGGGCGGTGAAAGCGCCGGCGCTGTTAACGTGTTCGACGCATCGAACCGCAGGCTTTATTTCGCCGGCGATAACGTGGCCTTCACGAATCCAGTGGACGCCGACGCAAACTCCCTCCTCAGCGGCGAAATTGAAATCTCGCTCGGCAAGGGGGCGGGGGCATCGGCGACGTGGCGGCTCTGCTATCGGGACACGGCCGGCGATCTTGTCTACAGCCACGGCTCCGGGGTTCGCTATGTGGACAGCGTGCTGTCCGTTGATTTGAGCGTCGGGTTTCCGTTCCGAGTCGACCTTGTGTCCGGAAACTTCAACGGCGGGCTCGCGGTTCTTCTAGGCGCGAAGGCGTGACGGCGTGGAGTCCGAGCTTCGCCAGCTTCTAGTCGCGATCACAGCGACTCTAGTTCCCGCCGCGGTTCTTTCGCACTTCGCCGGCCGGCGAGCTGCGAGGCGTGAAATCGGAGACGCGATCCAAAAGTTGCATGACGTGACAACCAGACTCGAGTCGGAGGTTGAGGCGTTGGACAAGCTGGCGGTGGAGACAAAGGAAAGAGTCGCGGCTCTTGAGACGGCGCACAACGCCGCTATCGCTCGAGTCTCCGATAGCCTGTCCAGGATGGAGCTTGCGATTACAGCGAAGTTCGCCGAGGCGCAGCATGAGCGCCACGCTCGCGACATGGAGGTCCAGCGGTCGCTCGGCGAAATCCACGCGGACGTTGCGTCGCTGGCGGCGCGCTACGGCAACAGGAGAACATAGGAGGCTATGGTGGATTTTCTGAACGCGGATCACTGGTCGAAGCTGGAGGGGTGGGATAGCTCGCGCTGGCCAAACTTCTCTCCGGAGGAGCTGGCTTGCAAAGGAACCGGCCGGCTCCTGATTTCATGCAGGGCGCTCGACATGCTCCAGGCGATGCGAACCAAGATGGGCGCCCCGTTCATCATCCATTCCGCCTACCGCTCACCGGAACACAATCGCGCGGTGGGCGGCGCGAAGAAATCGAAGCACATGGAGGGCCTGGCGTTCGACGTGTCGATGGCGAACCATGATCCGGCCGCTTTCATGTGGCTGGCGGAACAGCTCGGCTTTCAGGGCATCGGCACCTATCCGCGCTCCAATTTCATCCACATCGACGCGCGCTCGAGTCGCGCCAGGTGGGGCGATCCGTTCCCGCATCGGTCCAGCCGGTTCGCCGAGGAGACGCCGCGCATGGAGGAGGCCGCGCCAAAGGCGGCCGACAACGGCCGCGCGCAAGGTCTCGGCGCAACCGTCGTCGGCGCTGTCGTGACGGACCAGGTAGCGAACGGCGGCGCGGCGACGGCGCGCCTGGCGTCGCTTCCTGTTCCCTTCCTGATCGTGGCTGGCGTCGTCGTCGTGGCTGTCCTGACTTCGCCCATGTGGCGCGGCAAGCTCCGGCGGGTTCTTCGGGGACTCGAGCAGCAATGAGCGCCATCCTCGCCGGGCTGTTCTCGCTCCGGTTTTCTGCGGCCGGCCGCTACGTAATCGTGGCGGCCGTTGCTGTTCTCGTCGTCGTCGCCTGTATTATGATCGGCCGGCGATGGGGCTCCACGGCCGAGGTCGCCAGGCGCGCCGTCGAAACGGTCCGACTGGTCGAAGCTGGCAACAAGGCGAAATGGGAAAATATCAATGCGACTCGTGATCTTTCTCGCGCTGATCGGATTAAGCGGATGCGCCGGCGGTAGCGCCGGCGGACCTGGTTGCGTGTTCTACATGAACGAGCGCGAGGCGCTGAAAACCGAGGAAATGGAATCGGAGCTGCTGAAAACGCCGGCGCCCGTTTTCGAATTCATCGACAACACGGACGCCGGCCTGGTTCGTATCTGCGACGGCTAGTTGTTCCACCACTCGCGAAACGGGTGGCGGCGGCAGCGCGGACAGAGTCGATTGTGAATGCCTTCCGACTCGAAATCGTCAGGGCAGTTGAGACACTTTCGGACTCGCTTCTGCTGGCTCTTGTGGTGGCGCTCCGCGCGTTGCTGCGCCTCGTCAGGCGTCGGGATTAATCCGCTCCGGAGATTGCCTTTGCGCCAGCGAAAAGCCGGGCGCCCATCGCCCTGGCGGGCGTGTTCCAGCTCATAGCCATTCGGCATCGACTCCAGGACGTGGGGCGGGACTGGCTGAATGCGGCCGCTCATTGCATCCACCACGCATGGAGTCTCGCCAGCTCGACGGCGACGACGACGGCCAGCGCCGCGGTGATGAGCGCATTTCGAAACCGGCGCATCTTCGCGCGGTGGCGCTCCAGATCGGCGCGCCTGGTGAAAACGCGGCGTCTCACTGGATTCCCTCCTCGGTGATGCGGCACAGCTCGCCGCGGGGGAAATAGGACGAGTCCAGCGGTCTCGCCTGGTCATACTCGAATGCGAATTGCGAATCCCTCGGGCAGTAACGCGACGTGAAATCCCGCATGAAAACCTCGCGATGCGTCAGCTCGAATCCCTCCGGCAAATCCACCGTGACGAAATAGTCCGCCAGGCGGCCGCCAGCTTTATGCGGATAGCTGGACATGTGATCCTGCCCAAACGTGAACCAGTGAATGACTCTCGTCATGTTTCCCTCTTTCGGTTGCGCGCAACCTTGACCAGCTCGCGATTGCGGGCCGCGCAGGACTTGCAGCGATATGGACGGCGACGGCCGGCCAGCGAGCTGACATAGAGAACCAGGACCGCTTCGCAGTCGTGGCATTCCGTTGTGATCTTGTTTCCCTCCAGGTTCGGCTTTCGCAATTTCTCGCGCTCGCCTGGCTGTCGAAATCGGTGGACCGCGGCGCATGACTTGCAGCGGTAAGGCGTTTTCAGCGTCGCCGCGGTCCGCGCGTTGTATTCGCGCGGCGATCCGCAATCAGCGCAGGCGAGCGTGATGTTGCCGGCCGACAAGGTTCCGTCCCTCCTTGTCAGGCTGCGGCGTCGCGCGCGAGAGCAACAATCACGTCTTCCCAACGCTCGAAAAACTCGACGTTCGAGAGGCAATGAAAGACGTTCTCTCGCCAACCGACGACGATGCACCGCCTTCCGAGGGCGAGGGCTCCGCCAAATTCGACGTGCCGTCCGCCCCGCGTGTTTGTCTTTCGCGGTTCTTCGGTGAAGGAAATTACGCAATCGGCGGCGGCCATGTCGGACCAGTCCTCGGTGGCAAACCGGGTCCGTTCGCTCGCCTGAGCCTCAAGAGAGCCGTTTCGGTCGAGTTCATGGCCTCCGTCGATCCAACGGGAAGTCACGACATGGCCGAGGCTCTCTAGGTCCGCGCGGCAATCGCGAAGCTGTGGCGCGCGTGAGTAGCGAGATGCGAGATAGATTTTCATAGGTCGGTCCTTCTTTGTTAGGTTGACTGGTCGGCGGTTTCTAGCTCGCGCCAGCCATAGAGCTTATTCGCCTTGCAGTCCGCGTGGCGCTCGCGGTCATTCGCGATTGCCTCGTCAACGCGCCGGTGAATGATCGTCAGGAGTCCCTCGGCGCGCGTCCCCTTCCGGCCGCGCTCCAGGCGGTGAACCTTCATCAGTTCGGCAATTGCCTTGCCGTCGGCGAGGAGTCGGTTGGCGTAGAGCTTTTTACACTCGGCGCTGCAATACTTCCTCGCCGCAGGGCGGGGAGCGCCGCACCACGAACAACAGCCGCGGTAGGGGGCGGAAATCTCAATCGGCTCTCTGCGTGGGCTCATCGTCTCATTCCCTCTTGGTGGTCGTCTCCGGCGAATGTAGTTACTACACCCGCCGGAGACAAGTCAGAAAGAGCGAGACTAGAATTTGAACGTCACGGCCTTCTTTTCGGCCGTGACCTTCGGAGGCGGCGTGTAGCAGGCGACCGGGGCCAGGACAAAAACCGGCTGTCCGGTGGAGGTCGCCATGGCGGCGGCTCTGTCGTTCGCCTCTTTCATCAGCTTCGCGCCGTCCGCGTCCTGGAGGATCGCGTGGCGATCCTGGTTCGCGGTCTGGTAGGAGACGACGGCGAACGGCGTGTCAGGGTCCATCGCCGCGCGGCCGTTGATCTGCGGGAGCTTCGGCAGCTCCTCGCCGGGCGTTCCGTCGCTGTCCAGCTCCTGCGTCTCCGGCGACTCCTGCGTCTCGGCCGCGGCCGCGGCGTTCTTCTCCAGGTCGGCCGCGGTCTCGTCCGGCGTCGCCGGCTTGGTCGGTTTCTTAGCCATCGGTTTTGACTCCTTCGTCGTGAATGCGGGCCGCTTCCTTGAGCTTGTCGTGCCAGCCCAAATCCATGAGTCGGCCCTTCCTCATGTTCGTTTCGCCTTTGAACCAGGCGGAGTAAGCCGCGACGCCTTGCGCGGCCTGGCGCTGCGCCTCGGCCACCAGTTCGCTGTCGTCAACGCCAAGTTGCTCGACCTGGACGCCGCGGCCGGTCCCGTCGTCATCTTCATTCTGCGTGACGATGTTCAGCACGGCGCAGAGCTGATTTCGCTTGCCGTAGCTCGCGGCCGAGCCGGAGCCCTGCGTGGCGTTCTTCGCGCCCGTCGTGTCAATCGGCAGGCTCATCGGTTGCGAACGCTCGGTCCACCCGTTGCCGGCATGGGCGAGGATGCACTGAACCGTAACCATCTTGTCGGAGTTCCCTATATCGAAGGAAACCACCAGGTTGTGGCGCTGGAGGATCGGCCGGACCACGGCCATGATATCCTCGAATTTGGCGTAACGGCTCATCGTCTTGCCGGCGCTGTTCAGGATCGCGCCGCGCCTGCTGATGATCGGCATTTCATTGAGCGCCGCAGCTTTCGCCGCGTGGAATTCAGTCTCTCGCTCGCGGTCGATGAGCTGGAGCTGAATCGCGGCCATCTTCTCCAGGGCGTCCACGTTGACGGACCCGGACTCGATGGCGCGGAACATGGCGGCGAAGTTCTCGGACGCCAGCTCCATCGCCTGAGACCGCGCCGGAGCTGGCGCGGTCGGCAGGTTCTTCGTCTCACTCATCGAAATACCACGGCTTGAAATCGTCGTCCGTCACCTTCCGCAGCATGTCGAAGGGATACCAGCGAGCC